TACCAAATCAGGCGCGGGAACTATGTCAAACGCCCTCTCCCAGATGCTCTGGATGCCTGCGAACGTAACTGGTCGGTCTAACACCTTCTGCTTTAAGCCTGCGCTGTAGATCCCGAAATCAGCATCTGGGTACAATTTAAGCAAGCCATCTGCGCCCTGCTCAAGCAGCTCTTTAACATGCGTAACAACCAGCACCCGTGTGCCGGGAAATCCCATCGCGTCTTTAATTATCTGCGCGATAATAGCCGTCTTGCCAGATCCAGTAGGCGCAACGATCAGTGGGTTATCACCAGCCTTGCCAGCCCAGTAATTGTACAGTCCATCGACAGCTTCCTTCTGGTAGTCTCTAAGTTCAAACGTCATCTGCATAATCTCCAGTTCGACAATACAAGCCACACATCTTGAATCGGCGTTAATATATCTTGAGGAGCGACCCAGCATGGCCCTCTACCTAAATCTGCTTCAATGGCATCAGTCCCAAATCTCTCCCTGCCCATGCCACCGACAACACGCATCACATCCTCATCATCAGAGGCAGTAACCAGTATTGCGTAATCAGCGACAAACGCCTCTATAGACTTAAACAGCAGCTTGCCTGTCTGATAAAACGTGGCCTTCACATCAATGCCTATATCGTCCGACCACATATCGGCTCCGCTATCGATGCCAAGATCAGATGCCCGGTATGGAAGGTGAAACGCTTTAGCGACTGCTATCTCAGCTTTTAAACCTAGCAGATCAATATCTGCGTCTGATCTGATGTCCCGGCGCTGGTTGGCAACTCCACTAGCTCTGGCTAACTGCCACCGCAATGCTGCCGCCTGCTTTGCCTGCGAAATTTCTGAACGATTTAATCTGACATGCAAGATTTTTCCAGCATCAAACGTCATTGCGAATATTCTCCAAGAAATTGTTGGCATCCTCAATCGCTATTGCCTCGTTGTATTCGGCATCCGATTGGTATGACGACCTCACAAGATATTCTACAAACACGTCATCGACGATATCTTTAACAACTGGCCACTGGTTCACCATATTTTTGTGGATCATAAAATTTACCAAAATCATCGAAATATTATCGGTGCTGATTCTGTCTGGTGTCATTTCCAACATGACCTTCACGACATTCTCTAATCTCTTGCGCTTCATTCCTGTATCCTCCCATCATAAATAGCTTGGCTGTTGTTATCGTTTCTTATGATCTCGCCAGTATCTTGATCCTCGTACTCAACAAAGTCATCCCCAGCATCGACCACAACTAAATCTTTCGGCATCACCTGTGGGATGTAGAGGTGTTCGTTGCACGTCTTGACTGGCTTGCCCTTCGCGCAGCTCCACGTCCCGTTCTGCTCTGGCGTCACATGGCTGCAAGTTCGGCACGAAACCTCTGGTATCTTGCACCCGTGACACACAGCCCAGTAGCTACAGAACTTGCACTGCCAGTTGCTTGGATCTTCGTGCAGCTTGGATGGTGGCGTGGCGGCAAACACAACGCGCTCTGCCTTGGCCAGCAGTGCCTTGGCCTCTGGCTTGTCTAACTTGATCCGCTCACCGTACATCTCATCGTTGTTCTTGTTGACGGCAAAGAAGTAGCACCGATCCATGTCGCCCAGATACATACCGATTTGGCATTGCGCCCAATACACTGGCTTGCTCTTCTGGCATCCCAAGTTCTTGAGAGCCTTAAAGTTCTTGTCGTTCATCGTCTTAAATTCTAGCGTGTGTGGCTTTTTGCTTTCGGCAAATCCCTGACCAACGCCGTCGAGGCTCAATGCAAAATGGCCTCCGCATCCCTCGAACCTGATCTGCTTGCCAGTATCTGGGTCACGCTCCCAGACAGTAACGCCAACGGCCCGTAGGTTTGCCACGATCCGATCCTCTTCGCGGTCACCCGTCTCGAACAGGCGAAGCATACGGCCATCAAAGCTGGGCCTCCATGCATGTCTAAATTGATACCACAAAGCTCGACTGCACTCGTTCCCAATTTGTGATCCACCTAAGTGTGGCCGATGCTCGTTTTTGCGCTGCACCTTATAGTGCTGGTAAATCGCCTCAATCGTTTTTGGGTTAGAGTATATATCAAGTTTCATATGGCTCTCCTTCTATTCATAAAATGGGGCAGACTTGCCACCCCATCCTTCAATAGAACTCTACTTCTTCCAAGGTGGTGTGCTTGCCCCAGCAGATGCCGTGGCAGCTACAGCCGCAGGAGCTGGAGCCGTAGTCGCCCCACCGACTGCGTCATAGCCCTTGATCTCGTTAGACGCGCCGTATTCGCCCTGTGCAGGTTTAACCGCAACTTTAATCATCAGAGGCTTGTCCATCAACTCTTCACTGTTCTGTGGATTGTTGACGCCAATAGAGCGGCAGATGCTTGAGAGGCTGCGCTGGGCAATCTCTACTGCAACTGAGTTCGGGTTCTTTAAGTTCAAACGCTCAAATACCCTGCGACCCTGATGCTGCCCCTCAATGACTTCTATAGTCAGTTGGAGATACGAACCAGTCTGTGCCTTGGTTGGCTTCTCCTCTGTTTCGGTAATAACAGCTTTGTACCAATCCGCTGGGATCGGGTCGTAAGATGTTGCTGGTTCAATTTCCAGCGCGTTGAATCCATTTAAGTCCATTTTAGTTTTCCTTTTCTACTCTGCTACAAAATTTTGAAATGGGTTGCCGCCATCAAATGTGAACGGCAGTGGCTCAGTGATGTTGAACCGATTCTTAGTGACGCTAGACGCCTGTGGAAAGCACAGGATCTCACGCTCACCTGTGGAGATGGCACGTTTCTTATCGCCGTCTCCGCGCGTAAATGTCTTAAGTCGGATCAATCCAACTAAGTCAACATTATCCGTATAGTGTGGAATGCTCTTCTTATGCATCCGCACACAGTATCTGGAGTATGAATCCATGTCTGGTAGATCCAACGTCTCAGTATCGGCGTGGCCAATAAAAACCACATTCATGCCAGCCTCATTGGCCAAGCCACCTGCATACTCACGCACGACGCGGTGTCGCTCACTGGCAGCTCCATAGCCTGCGCCGTAGCCGCCACCCGCTTGGTTAATAGACTTGGCTTTAGGATCAGTTGCAACGATCTCCGACTCAATGAGCGTGGCAAGTTGTGTAATGCTGTCTATGACCAAAGTCTTAAACTCATGCTTCTCCGTTCCAAGAGTTTCAATGGCGTCCAGAACATCCTGAGTGGACGTGGCTACTGGAAACAGGCTGACATTGTCATTACCTGTCAGTGAAGCTGTGCCATCCTCAGTACGAATGAACACGGGCTTCGGGAACATGGCGGCTAGGGTTGTCTTTCCAAGACCGCCCTCCCCAAAAATTGTTGCTATGATCGCACGTTGTCCTGTCGGCTTCGACAGTGATTTAAGATTTATAGACATATAAATTCCCTATTCTCCCATTTATCTTTGAATACGAGTGCAAATACCTCGTCTAAAATTTCATCAATTGATCGTTTCATTTTACTTCTCCTTTTTAAACATTGCATATTCGTTCCAGCCATCGATGAAACTTAGATCCGCTCGAAGTCTGGCTTGTGTCATTGGCGACTTAGTCAGGAACTTGTTGTAACAATTTATCAACAAGGCATACCTAAAATTATAATCAGCCTTTTTTTGTTTTTGCTGGTCACTGATCATGAACTCACGGCAAAAAACCATTGCGTCATTCTCATATGTTCTTTGTCCGTCTCTCCAAACTTGGACCATAGAATCAGCTTCATCATTGTTACCTAATGATGACGAGATATAGTGCAGAGCAGTTAGAGAGCTTGCCATACCGGGGAAAGATTTATAGCAAATTTCCGCACTATCCCAAATTTTTGGGTGCATCTCTAATACTTCAAACATTTCGCTGTGCGTAAGAATTGACGTTTTTCTGGTTGTTTTATTAGCCAAACTCGCCATAAAGTTAATGGCACTTCCTACCGCCGCACCGTGCTTTGTTCCGTCCATTTGAGCGCGGTCATTAAACGAACGCTTCTTCCCGCCGTCGATGGTCTTTTTTACAGTATTCGGAAGCCCTGTAATTAAAACAGTTCGGAAAGGTTTACCTGCCATTACGCAAGCAGTCAGTCTATTTTGACCATCAATTAACTCACCATCAATGGCGACCTTAATTG